TAGAGTGCATTCCCTGCTTATGCAGATGGAATTGCTAAAGGCGTTTCTCTTAAGGCACAAGGCTCAAGCGTCTTGCAAACAGTTGCAACATACCTTGAAAAAGACCCAGATACACTATCATTTGATGACCCTCTAGTAAAGCAAATCATGCAGTATATCGACCCTGTTACTGGCAAGCCAGCACGTATGCCACAATGGGAAGCAGAAAAAGTAGTCAAGAGTACCGCAGGTTGGGCAGAGACTAAGAATGCTAGAGATACAATTGATAATCTATCTTACAAGGTATTAAGGGATTGGGGCCTAGCATAATGGCATATACAAAGAAGCAATGGGATGCTCAACAGGCATCCTTCCCCGTAGAAGATAGAATGTCCTACGATGAATATCTTCGTGCTGCTGGACTAGAAAACTTTAGAATATCAGAATCTGCAAATGCGCCCCAAAGCAATGTAATGATGGATGATGAGGCTTATTACTCAGCACGACGTGCCGATTTACTTGCACAACAGGCTGCAGTTGTTGCTGCTGGTAATATTCTAGCAAATTACAAAACAGCAGAAGGTGTAAGTTACACAAGTGATTCCATAGGTTCTATCGAACCTGGGGCGGATACATCTACCGTAACACCTACTCCTACACCAACACCAACACCCGAACCAACCCCAACGCCTGAGCCTAAGAAATATACTCCTGCAGAACTACAGGCAATTGTTGCAAAACTTGGTCGCAATGAAATGCTTACTGATGAAGAGTGGGATGCACTTGGTCAGGTGTCACCAAAGACACCTACCGAACCTACGCCTGCGACCATTACAAAAACCATTAAATCTGAAACCTTTACTGGTACTGGCAAAGACCGTAAAAAAGTAATTACTTACTCAGATGATACTACAGAAACTATTGACGCGCCAGAAGAAGTAGTAGGCAGTGATTATGAAGATATTGGTGGCATACTTACATACAAAGGTAAAGCATATACTGGCGCTTACAACGGTCAGAATTACGTAAATGGCAGAGTTGTTGAAACCCCAGGTGACGATATTTATGAAACCCTTAATGGTGTATTCCAACTTAATGGTAAGCCGTACACTGGTATTTATGGCGACAAAGAATACAAAAATGGTGTAGAAGTTCCTGTAGGTTCAGGTAACTATGAAACCATTGGTGGCATATTAACGTACAAAGGTACAGCCTATACTGGTGAGTATCAAGGCAAAAAATATGTAAATGGCAGAGTTGTTGAAACTCCAGTTGAAGATAAATATGAAACCGTTAATGGTGTATTTACAAAAAACGGTGCTGCTTTTACTGGTGAATATGCTGGCAAGAAATACAAGAATGGTGTCTTAGAACAAGACCCAAGTGAAGTAGACGGATTTACCACAAAAGATGGGCTTCTTTATGAGAAGGGTAAACTATATAGTGGTGAATGGCAAGGTAAAAACTACAAGAATGGTTTACTAGTAGATGCTACTGGAGCGCCAGAACGCCCAGCAAATGTAAACAAATTTTTTGTATACAACCCAACAACCAAAACATGGGAAAAACCACCAAAGCCACAAGATGGTGCTACCTATAGTTGGGATGACAATACAGGTTGGGTACAAGAAACCCCTGGAGCAAATAAACCTCCTGGAACCCCTAATGCTTATATCTATGATGAAAAAACAAAAACATGGATAAAGCCACCTCAAACCGACCCTAATACTGTATGGGATAACGACAAGGGTTGGGTTGCAAAGACTGCTGTCGTTAAAAAGATTGTAAGCACAACCTATACAGGCTCTGGTGCCACACGTAAAAGAGTTGTTACTTATGATGATAATACCACTGAAACATTCGATGACCCAGATACCGCAGGAGCAGGCACGGCTACAGGCACGGCTACAGGTACGGTTACAGGTACAGGAACTAGTACTGGTGGATTTACCCAGAAAGATATTGATGATGCAGTTGCTGCTGCATTAAAGACTTCTACTGAAACAACTGCCAAGAACAACATGATTCAGATTCTTACTGACCGTTTTGCAAAGTATGGCTTAACTAGTCTTGCTAGCAAAATCAAAGAACTTGCAATAAGCGGAGCAACAGAGGCAACAATTACTCTTGGTTTAATGGAAACAGAAGAATACAAGAGACGCTTTGCAGCAAATGATGACAGAATCAAAAAAGGACTATCTGTTCTTACTCCAGCAGAATACTTAAATATTGAAGATTCATACCGTCAAGTACTTCGTGCTTATGGATTAAAGCAGTTTGACACAGATGAATATGTTAAGCAATTTATCTCTAACGATATCTCACCAACTGAACTGTCAAACCGTGTTGTTACAGCAGTACAGCGTGTACAAAATGCTGACCCTGCTATTATCAATCAACTTAAGCAGTACTACGGTATCGGTGCTGCAGATATGGTTGGATACGTTCTTGACCCAGAGCAGTCATTCCAGAAGATTCAACGACAGATTGCAGCATCAGAAATTGGTGTAGCAGCAGGTCGTCAAGGTCTTGAGGCTGGAGTATCAGTTGCTGAGCAACTTGCAGCGCAAGGTATTACCGAAGCAGAAGCGCAAAAGGGTTATTCAACTATTGCAGATATCTTACCAACTGCAGAGAAACTGTCCAGTATCTACGATACAACCTTAGAAGGATATGGACAAACAGAGGCAGAGCAAGAAGTATTTAATAGTTTAGCCTCAGCGCAACGCAAGCGTCAAAAACTTACTGCACGTGAAATCGCAGCCTTTGGTGGCTCAGCAGGTGCAGCAAAGACAAGCCTATCCACATCACGGGTAGGCCAATTCTAGAATCCTGAACGGACCTATCGGCCCCGTCAGCGTAATAGACCGATAGTAGGAGCCAGCCAGTTTCCCCGAACTGAACTGTGGCCTGCGAACTACAACGAATAGAAGGGTGGGTTGCTATGAGCAACAACTACTGGGATGAAGACGACGATGACCTCGATACGAATGAATCAGGTTTAGACGGAAGTGACTTACTTAAAAAGTTACGAAAGGCTAAACGCGCTGATGAAAAACGTATTAAGGAACTCACTGAGCAACTTGAGGGATTTTCCAAGACGCAGCGTGAGGAAACCGTCAAATCAATCTTGGCACAAAAGGGTGTAAACCAGAAGGCAGCACGTCTAGTCCTCAAAGACTTAGACGGTGATTTCTCAGAAGAAGCAGTTACAAACTGGCTCGACGAGAACGCTGACTTATTTGGCATTGAAGTCTCTCAGAGACCAGATAGTCAAAATCTCGCTACACTACGTCAGCAAGATGTAATGACACAGAATGCCGTTACACCAGACCGAGCACAGGACATCGAGCAACGCATGAACAATGCAAGTTCAATGGAAGAACTCATGGCTCTAATGCAAGGTCAACAATAATATCCGTTCATAGTCAAGGAGACTAATACACATGCCTAACGCATATACAGATACGTCGAGCACATCGCTCGGCGGTACAGTAGGTGGCGCAGGTCTCGTACAGAAGGCATATGACCGCCTTCTCGAGTTCGCTCTCCGCTCAGAACCACTAATTCGTTCTGTCGCAGATAAGCGCCCAGCAAAGCAAGCAATTCCAGGTTCAACTGTAGTTCTACAGAAGTACGTTGACCTAGATGCTAAGACATCAACATTAACAGAGACAGTTGACCCAGATGCAGTAGCATTGTCAACACCAACCTCTGTAACAGTAACACTTAACGAGTACGGTAACGCTGTACTTGTAACACGTGCGTTGGAACTATTCTCTCTAGCAGATGTAGACCCAGCAATCGCTAACATCATTGCTTACAACTTGGCAGATTCTATCGACCAGGTTGCAATGACAACTCTACGCTCAGGTTCAAACAACATCTTCGCAGGCAACGCAACATCTACTGCAACAATCGATGCAGCAGATACACTAGACTCAGCAGACCTACGTCGCGCTGTAGCAAAGTTGCGTTCTAACAAGGCTAAAGGCCGTCGCGGAAATGCGTACTGGACAGGTATTCACCCAGAAGTTTCACACGACCTTCGTGCCGAAACAGGCGACCTTGGATGGCGCTACCCACAGTCACAGTCTGCCTCTGAATCAAGCAAGATTTGGGCTGGAGAAATCGGTGAGTACGAAGGCGCATTCTTCGTAGAGTCATCACGTTTGTTCAATGCTAAGACAGGTGCAG